ATGCCGACCAGCTCGTCGGTAGTTATCAAGGTTTTATGAGACAGATATTGCATCTTGACGCAATTCATGAAGTCTTTCCAGTTGGTCGATTCGAACACCGGCCCGCACGATCCATCACTCCAAAGCCAGTAGGCTTTATACAGATGCGGGATGAATACCACGCTCGACCGCTGGCATTTCAGTCCAAAAGGCTGGCGATCCTTCCAGCAGCGCTCAATCGCTTCAATCACCTTCTCGTCGCTGCCGGCGACTTCAGAAAGGAATACTCGGATGTTCATATAAAAACCTTGTCTATCCTGGCTTTAATTGCAGCCTTTTCCATTGGATGCAGATACGACGTTTGCGTCTCCGCAAGACTTTCCGACTCGCATTCAGCTATTACATCCAAGATCGTTTCCTGGGAATCTCCCCGCCCCAGCATGGCTTTTACCTTCTCCAAAATATGATAAGCGCGAAGGACCGACTCATGCGCTCCATTCCCTTTAACCTCTTCGACTACCGTTGGCATTTGTTTAATTTCCGCGATTGTCTTCATAACAAAAAAAAGACCGGTCATCAATTCGAGGTTGACTTCCGGCCTTTTGGCTTATCAATAAGTCGTTGGCGCCCTCGAAACACTAACGACATCGTTTTCAAAAATGGAGTGGAACTGTAGAAACAATCCCACTCAGGTAATATGTAAGATCCGCCCTGCGGTGAAATGTTGCACAACCCTTACGCGAAGATGAACGCGTCGGGCCGGAGAATGGCCAGAGCTACCCGGGCTTCTACGCGAGCGGTGATCAAGTTCTGGCGAACGTTGGTCCCGTCCTGTTCGAAGAAGTCAGCGGAAAGTCCTTCTGCCTGGATAATGGCCGCTTTGGAAAAATCGCCGATCAGCGTATGCCCTGCGCCGATGTTGTTCTGCGCGATCAGCGGAAGGCCACAGAACATGACCGTACCATCGGCAGAGATGGTGATTCCGCCGGGGACGTTGTAGTCGTTCGGCTTTGTCTTCAGGATGGTTGCCCAGTTGGTGTGATCAGTAACGATTGCGTTGGGATACCAATCGTTGCCCATCAGCGCCGCGATCCAGTCGATGTACTTTTCGGCCAAAACCGTGGATCCTGTGGCATTGCTGCCGGTGGCGCCAGCGGTCAACAGACCAAAGAACTGCTGGCTCTCCGTGCGTTTGTAGTCCTCGATTAATTCGTTGGCTACATAGTTCTGAAGGAACGGAAGGTCCTGAAGCATCTGCTTTGCCAGCAATGCAAAGCCCGCCAGGTAATCGACGGTGATCGTCTGTTCGTCCAGATCGTAGTCAAGCTGGTTCTTCATTGCACCGTGGGTGGTCTGGAACCCGAAAGATCCTTCTCCCACAGGAATGCGCTGACGGTAAAACTTCCAGCTACCGGTAGAACTGTTTATCACAGGGATCAGATCGCGGATATTGATTCTGCGACGGCCACGGACTTGAGGGGTCAGATCATAAGTGGCCACTACGTTACCGGCGAGGTTAGCGGCGGCAGTCATCGTGCCGGCTGCCTTCATTTCAAACTTGCCGGTGGCCTTGCGCATGCCTTTGATCTCGGCAAAGTGCTCTTCGAACGCCTCAGAGATGATTTCGGCCGTCTTCTTCTCATTGGGGTTTTCGCCCGCAGAGAAGCGGCCCGCTTTGGCCTTGAATTGCTTTATTTCCTTCTGGATTTCTTCCAGCGTTGCGCCCTTCTTGGCAAGATCTTCATTGAGGGTTTTAACCTCATCTTCGATCTTCTGGTTGGCGGCCGCGGCCAACTTCTCGGCCTCACTGAATTTGGCGTCAATCTGCGCCGTGGTGGCTGCTTTTTGTTCGGTAATTTGCTTACCAAGGCCGGCGACGGCCTCTAATATTTCCTGGCTCATGATAGAGATGCTTTGATTTGAAGTAATTTGAGTTGAGCGAGTATTTCGCTTTCTGTCGCATTACCCTTTTTGCTGGCATCCGGCTCATCGTCATGAGTGTATGCGGTATCATACAGGGAAATGATATGTTGAGCCGATTTGAGTTCGGCTTCAATCTGTTGGATACATTCGTCGGAGGCCCGCGTATTCTTTACAAAGCGCCCCATGTTTTCGGCGTGAGCCTTTAATTCAGCCATCGCCGGGGCATCTTTTCTTCCCCACCGGAGATTACTCTTCGCGTCTCCGATCCAGGAGGACTGCTGCTGGATAAAGTAGTTGATCCAGGTATACAGGTCGGCATCGGGATCCAGCATGTCGGCCAGATCCAATGCCTGGCGCACCAGCTTTGAACCGGAAGCGATGATAGCCTGTAGGAACAGCTGCTCCTGGTCGTTAAGGGTTTTGAGTTCCAACCGGCCAAGGTCAAATGCTTTCACCACCGATACTACGCCGGCCTTTGGATTGGCAGGCATCTTGGTAAGCACAGATGTTTCGATGTGCTTAACCTCTAACAGCTCACGAACCTTCTGACCCTTGACCTCAATAGGCTTTGACTTCACTGTAATATAGCCGAAGGAAGCCTTTTTGATGATGCCCTCATCCATCATGATCAACGTGTCGTTGCCGAGCGTATGAGTGCCCATCTTGGTTTCGGTGTAGGCAAACTCGCTATCCTCCTTGACCCCTGTTACCTTGCCTGGAGCCTGCGTATCATCATGGTTCAGGTAAAAGCTAATATCATCGATCCCTTCTTCCCAACTTTTCTTGAACATGCCCTTGCGGGAGACATCCTTGGTGCGGTCGATGTTGTTGTAGGCAGAATGGGCGATGACGGCTGTCCGGCTGGACTTGTCTACGTCCGTAAGTTTGAGAGGGATTGACTTGTATTCTACCAGTTGGGACAATTCGTTGGGTATTAGCTCCAACGAAATTAGACAGATAGATTAAATTGATGTCATTTTAAAATTGATTGATTTCAGCTATGCCGCTTGATTGATCTTCATTCGCGTGAGTAAATCGAGCGGTGGAGTAGTCTTTCGGATAAGCCGACCATTCTCATCCCGCTTAGCGAAAAATCCCTGTGTGCATCGGCAGTTGGCGATTTCTTTGATGTTTCCGTTAGGATCGCCAGGGAACATAAGGCCGTTGCTATAGGGCTGATCGATATCCACACGTTCGCCATCGACACCGGCGTGACTGTGGGATTTACGGGTGCGCTTATCTTCGATGGCGATCCATTCCTTCTGCATCTCGATCTCTTCGCTATCTGCTGCTGCCAACTGTGTGAAGTTGGTGGCTTTGACCGTTTCCGTCCGAACGATAAGCCGGGCGCGGACTTTTGTTATCGGCGAGTCTTCCAGTTCTTTGACCGTCTTCTCAACGCCCCAGCCATTTGTGATAGCCAACTGCAGCACCGCCTCAATCTGGTTGATGGTCGTTTGGCTGATGGGCACGACAACCTTTGTCAACAGGAACTTTTTGAAGTATTCAAGGACAGCGGCTACAAAATCATCGTTGAAGCCAAAGGCCTTTTTATTGGGTTTGTACTTTCTGATGGCGAGTTTAGCGGCAACGCTGTATAACTCCGTAATGACCGCGCCTATTTCGGTGTTCAGAATGGAACCATGGATATTACCCTGAGCGGCCGCAATGCCCTTTTCCCGTACAGCGGCAACAGCGGCGGCAATCTGTGATTGCAGGGCGGCGTAGACCTTGGGCACAAACAGCTTTTCCATCCGGCGCCGGATGATCTCTTGGTTGCGGATGTATTGCTGTCTATTGGGCATACGCTGGGTATTTGGCGTCGATCTCTTCGGGAGTAAGGCCGGCGGCAACATCCGCCTGGATCTTCTGTAGCAGCCCTGCGCGCGCCCGCTCCTTCATGCTACGCTGTAGCGGGCAGTCTCTTTTTATTCCCCGTTCCGGTACCGCCCGTAGATGAATCGGATATCGGCGATCCAGGATCATTCGGATTTGCTGTTGAGTCATTAGTGTAGGAATCTAAGTTTGCATCGGAAAGCGCCGCATCCTCCATTAGGACCAAGGTATTGGGTATCCAGACCTTGTCCATGTTCGGGTCGTCGCTTCGGTCTTCGTTCATCATCTCCAGCTTCTGGTTGGGAGTGTACCACCAAGCGGCTGATAGCTGCGTCACCATCTGGCTCATCTCATCCTGCAGCTCCGGCAGCATGCTGATATCGATATCGTGAGTATAGCTGCTGTCGAGGCCGAAGTCGGGCAGCAGCGACCGGTTCATCTCGTCTCTCAATGATGTGCAATCCGGCGCGACCAGGTTGGTAATAAACGCCTTTTCCGCCTGTTTCACGTTGTCGTAGGTGGTGTTGGTGAGGAAGAGCATGGGTGGCACACCCAGTAAGTTGCACAACCGGACGAAGCCTTTGTCTCTGGCGTCCATCAACTCCATTTCCTGACCGGTCTGGCCCATGGCCAGGTAACCCCATTCTCCTTCCAAAGCGGTGACCGCGCCTTTCAGTGACCGATTATTGATCTTCCGGTTGATCATCAGATCCACCCGGCTTTTCTGTTCGGGATCCATCCGCCCCAGTTGCTTATTGTACAGCGCGCCTTTGGCTCCATCATTCTGCTGCATAGCAACGGCCGCATCGGTTGCGCTATCGTCTTCGGTCAGGAACTTATTGCCTGGCTTCAGCGGGGACATGCCGAAGAGGTGATCGCGGGTATAGGCATCGAATACCAGATTCGGTGTCTTCCAGTGGATCATATCGTTCTTGCGGATGCGGAAGCGAAGACCGCCGATATTGAAGACATATCCCGCCGCGCCCCACACATCGTCGGGATCAGGGATAATCTCGATACACTGCGTAGGAAGAACATATAACTCCAGCGGCGGCATTTTGTCGGCCGCGTCGTCCGTCAGGCCTTTGATGTCGCCCCGGTTCTTCCAGATGAAGCAGTTGCCGGTCACCTTGTAGAAGGCGCTGGCCCGTTCATAGAAAGCGTCCTGGCCCTGGTGTTCATTGGGTTGGTTAAGCAGTTCGGCGAAGGGATTGTCGTCTACCACCGTTTCGTCATAGGCTTTTACCTGCAGGTCCCGGAGTTGCTTCAGCTTGTAGTTCCGCTGTTTCAACAGCGCCTTCATCTGCCGGTAGGCGTTCTTATCCTTGATCTTGTAGACGTAGCGGGGGATTGAGCCGAACTTCCGATGGTAGCGGGAGATGATGGTATATACCGATCCGTTCCCGCCATACCCCTTATCGATGTAGTTTTGGGTATTGGGGTCCGGATAAATGGCCGGACCGCCGACGGGGATCATCCCGCTAGCGGTGGAATTACCGCGCCCCAAAAGCGTATTGAAGAAGTCTATAAACCCCGCGAGGATTTTGTTATTCGCCATTGTTGAGTGGTTGAATGGCGCAGTGCGGGGCTTACATATTTACCAAAGATATAATTTTTCCTACATCGCTCCCCATGAGAATTTGGGGGCCAATTCGAAATACTCCCGCATCATGAACATATCCATTAGGTCGGGGGACTGGCCATCAAGAACGACTTTCATCTGGTCCTTTTTGATGATCCTTAGTTTCCCATCCATGTCAGCTTTATCCCGCTTGATCGCCCGGCGCTCATGGATAAACCGCTGGCGGACCGTCATCTTATCGTCGTACATCCGATTCCCGACATCTGCCGCAACCCGGTACTCGCCGCGGGCAACGCGGGCGCCCGACCTGTAGTAGCACTGGGCTTTGAGGTGCTCATAATTTTCTTTCATCGGGTTCCCTTTGGCATCAGTGGGTCCATCTTCCGTTGGCAGGGGAGATCCATTATTGACAAAAGGAATGGCACCAACGATAAAACCATCGATGAACCCCCCCACCCCGTCATTGTCGAAGATAATATCCGAATTCTGAACCTTGTGGTAGATAGCCAAGTTGCGGATACCCTCATAGACCTGTCTTCCGTCGCTGCGGGCCATGATCAAGATGTCCACCAATTCGAAGCCGTACCAGACGCCAACAACGAACTTATCCGACCCCTTCAGGGCTATATCGGCAGTGATATACCTACCCTCCCCGCTTACCGAATACATGTTCTCGAATAGGCCGATAAATGCCGGGTATGGATAGATGTCATTATCGCTGGGGATGACCTTCCAGTTCCCATCGAAAAGCGCGGCTTTCGTCGCGGCATCCTGGGCGAGCAGATTCGCCAAGTAGTGCGGGTCCACGGAAAGCAATTCCCGGTTGTCATAGATGCTGCCGGAGATGAACGTCAGGGATTTGATGAATATTCTGGCGTCCAATCCGGATTTCTGAACAACCGCCTCCAGAAAGTACCACGCCTTTTCAATCACCTCTTCTTCACTATCTCCCCAGATATACTTGTCGCCATCCACCGCGAAGTATCGTAAAACCCCGTCCCTTTCAGGAATGGGAAAGCCGGTATTGGGATCGATCCACCAGGCGATCAGCTCCGCTACCCAACTATCCGGGTCAGGGTTGCACGTGGCTCGTATATAGGGTCGCACGCCGCACGCCGATCGGTTACGGGTCAGCAGGTAGAAAAACATCTTTCGGGAAAAGTGTGTCAACTCATCGAAGAAAATATAGGGTATTTGGCTCCCCTGCCAGTCGTACATATTCTTCTCATGCTCAAGGTGTGAGAACTTCAACTTCGATCCTTTCGGAAAATCCCACTCCAATGTCGTCTCCCTGGGTACGCCACCAGCATGGGGAAATATCTTCATACTGGTATCCCACAGGCCGCCCTCGTTCCGGATCTGCGGGCTGGTCCGACGGAATCCCACGGCGCCAAAGTCGGGATTTTGAATGTTGCGAAGAAATTCCAGCAACAAGAGAAATGTCTTACCCAATCCCGCGGCTCCCCCCAGGATGGCAATGTCGGCTGCTGTCGAGGCCGCCTTCATCTGAAATCCTTCCTGAGGCCGGATGACCTTAACCTGCCTTAGTTTCGATGTTGCGGCCATTATCGGGTAGTTGGAAGATCGTAACGGGCGGAAGGTCATTCCCTTCTCCATCGGTCAAGCCGTGCTCAATCTTATCCCGCCATTTCCCCTTTTGACGATTCTTCAGCCAAAATATCGCAGCGGGCGTGTCAGGCGGATAATGCTTTATCAATGGGGTCTTTATTATCTCGTCATTGATCACCTTGATATCGGTGTCTGGACAACTGTAGCCGGTGGCCCGCCTATATAGGCTATCGGCGACATTCGCGTCAGCGAACATCTTTCCCTTTTTTATGGACTCCGAAAACTTCGGATGCTCCAGCTTCCATAGGTTGAGGGTAGATTCCGCAACCTCAAAGAAGTCGGCAAGTTCTTTATCCGTCGCCCCTAACTTGCAGAGTTTTTCGACCTGTTTATTGAACTTAACCTCATATTTCGTTGGTCTTCCTTCCATTACTCAAAGTTACCTTTAAAGGTTCCACGCGGAACTGATTGATTTCAGCTATAAGATAATGCCGGCGCGAAGGAGGATACCCACCGCATTGGTTATATTGCCGCATGCCAGCTTCCAGATGACTCGCCTTCGGTGATTCTGTACGGTAAAGTGCGAAATGCCAAGATCGGCAGCGGTCTGCTTAATGCTGGCG